CATTAATAATATGTTGTTGGTCAATTACTTCACTTTCACTATCAGCATACTTTTCAGCATCTCTACTTGAAAGTGCTTTGTTATAGGATTCTAAGTATTTTCGATAATGTTTATTACGAATCTTACGCATCTCAATATTGAGATATTCAAGTATAGCTTCTAGTTCCTGCAATTGATTAAAACGATATTCAACTATACCGGGCATATCACGTGAATGTTTTTCCACATTGCCTTTGAGTCCACAATCTAATCTTGCTTCATCTAGTTGTTTCTCGAAGTGTCCAATTGCAGGAACTATGTTAGCTATATCCTGACGTACTTTGCTATACCAGCTCATTTACCAATCATCATATTCATCTGAGTCCTCATCTAAGTTATCATATGCATCTTCATAATAACTGTCTTTGATTACTCTGTCAAGTGTTGAATCAAATCCAAACCATTCATCGCCTACTTCACTTAAATCGCAAATGTTTTCATTGATAACTGCTAGAAACTTTTCACATGCCAGTTCTCTATCTTTGGCATTGATGTAAGTTTTAATAGATAGCCACATATCTATGTAGGCGGCTACCTCCGTATCACTCATTTTCATTTATAGGTTCTTCCTCAAGAAAGATGTCGTTAACGTCATCCTGGATATTTAGTTCTTCTTCAACGACAGCATCAACAATCTCATCATTCCATTCTTTCATAACAAGATCCAATGCATTGTCTTTATTAGCATTCCAAGGCTTACGGAACATTTTAATTACTTCGCCTGTAGTTGGGCTAGTGTATTCTAAACTGTTGCCACTTTTCTTTAGCACTTCTTTTGCTTCTAAAAACTCAACTAATCCACTATACGGACTCATACCTGTCTCATAAGGAATTTCAACCTGTACACTTTCAAAAGGTTTAGCATAACGTGTTTTCATTACTTTACATGCCGCTCTAATACCATGCACTTGTGATGTTTTATTACCATCTGCATCAACTTTTAGTTTAAGTTTACGCATAGCAATAACGATACTTGATGCATAGATAAAGCCTTGTCCACCACTAATCTTATCATCAGGATCAAACATATCCTGACTTGCATAAGTGTGGTTGGTTGCAAGCAATCCTACATTAAATTCACCGAACATATTAACTGTGTTTCTAACTAGTGATGTTAGTGCTTTAGGCTTACGACCCATATCACCTTTCATATCACCTGCTTGAAACTGATTAACATCAGTTGGTGTTAGTAGCATACCTAAACTGTCTACAACAAATAATACCTTAGGTCTGTCTTCTTTTTCTTTATCAGTATATTCTGCTTTGTAATCTCTCATAAAATCACTAATAGTTCTAGCGACATCATCAATCATACTCATATTAAGTTTAAGTAGTTTTGCTTCGTCAGTGTCTACATCTAGTGCATGTAGCCACTTTTCATCAAGTGCATTTTCACTGTCAATTAATACAACAAAAATACCTTGATCCTGTGCCGCTTTGATTACGTTACCTGCGGCTATGTAACTTTTACCTGCACCGCTTTCGCCTGCAAGAACAGTTACTTTACCCAGTGGAATACCCTTTTCAAATTCTCCACTGATTAGTTTGTTTAGTGTGTAATTACCTGTACTGATCCATGTATCTGGATCATTAAACCCAACACTTAGTCCGGGCACCGCTTTAGTAATACTTTTGCGGAATTTACTTACGTCAAAAGGTTTTGCCATCTATTTCTCCATAAAGCCACAGTAGGCGACTATATGCCGCCTACGGATAGTTTTCATAAATTAGTTGTTACGATTTCTAATAGCCGCTAAAATGTCTTGGGCACTAGGTTTTGCACCATCACCTTCCGGTGCTGTTGCCGCTACTGCCGCCGCTACTTGTTCCTGCATTTCTGGAGGAGTAACTGGAGCCGTAGCTTCTGCTACTGGAGCAGGTGCCGCTTGTGGTGCTGGCTGTGGTGTCGGCTGTGGAGTGGGTGCAACATTTGTTACTGTTGATCCACCTTTAGGAGCACTGTTACTTGTATCAATCTGTACACCAGCAGGGCGATAATAGTTACCCCAAAGTTCTGGATCATACATTTGACCATCAACACTTGCTTCAAACATTTCGCCAATAATACGAAGCTCTTCTTCGCTAGGCTGTTTAGGAAGATAATCATTTAGAGTAAACAATCCGTGTGTTTCGATTGCCGCTCTTTCATTGCTATCTAAGCTACGTTCACGCCTAGCCCAACTACTGGTACTATAGTCTGCATACTGACCTTTAGTTGTCTTAGTAAGACGGAAGTCAGTACCTTGCTCAATATCTGTAGGAAGCTCTGTAAAGTCACTGTCCATTAGTGCGCCTTTAATAATATTAAAGATGCTTGGATTGATAACAAACCTACGAATTGGATTATCAGGTGTAGTGTCTTCTTGTAGCGTACTTTCAGCTACAAAGCCTTGGAAAACATACGAACGCTTTTTCCAATATTTACGACCCATATCTTCAAGTTTAGGATCTTTAAACCAAGGGCGTACCTCTGATAGTACTGGACAACTTCCTACTGGTCCCCACATTTCGTTACACGGAACGTTTACAGTAACCTTCCGACTGTTAGTGTCATCTTTAATGCCAGCAAATTCTAAACGAATCATCTGACGTTCACGCCAAAAGTAAGTATTGCTTGCATCACCATCTGGTAAGAAGCGAAGTACACTTGTTGAATTTTCTGGGATATTCCAAAATGGGAAGATAGCGTTGTCGCCACCTGATTGCGACCTAGTGCCGCCTGTTTCTTGTGCTTGTAATTTTGCACGGATTTCTGCCAATGTTGCCATAGTTATTCTCCTATATTTTGCCTATGTTTATGCCTAAGTATGCCTTTGTGACTACTAACATATAGTCACTAGTATATGTGTAATTAGTGGAGTTGTCAACCAAAAAGTTTATTAAAATCGTATTTGTTAAATACTCCCTCAAATGTTTGTTCATAGTTGTCACCAGCTACACCTTTAGATTCACTTGCTTTTGCAGTTAACTTGGGCATTAATGTTTTAATAGCACGTATTGCTTTCTTAAGCATAGCACCATCTTTTACATTGTCAACCACATCGTCAAATCTTGCAAGTAAAACTGAAAGTTGATCCTGATCTTTGCCGCCATCGATTGCACCACTAAGATAACTAGCAACTGCACCCAACTGTGTGTTAACTGGCATATTAGCAAGTTTCTTACTTACTAATGGATTCTCTGGATCACTTTTTACATCAATTCCCTTACGTAGTCTAACTGAATCCATTTTTTCAATTGTACTAACAAGGTCATCGATTGTTTGTATTGCAAAGTCATCAGCTTCTTTGATTGCTTTCATCTCTTTAACTAATGCATTTACATACGGTAATGCTTCATCTAATGATTCATCAAATGTACGCACTGTAAACTGACTGCGAAGTTTATTACGATCTGTTTCGTTTATTTTTACTTCTTTTGCTTCAAACGCATCTTTTGCTTCATTATATGCTTTGACGCCTTTAATTTTATTAATTGTTTCTCTAATACTAGCAATGCGGGTAGAGACTGCTTCCACAATATCTGCTGTATCTTCATTTACCAAACCATTACGTTTACTGTAGTTAGCAAACTCTTTGAGCTTTCTAAGTTCTACTGTTTGTTCTTGAATGCTTTGTCCAAACGTATCATGCGGATTGCCACCTTCTTTAACATGCCGTAGCATAGCTCTGCCACCTGCTAAGTTGTTAGTTGGCATCTTGTAACGTTCGCCTTCTGCATTTTCAACATATATAGCACTGATGTTTCTACTACGGCTACCACGTGATTCTTCATTAACTGGTTTTGTGTGTTTTATAATGAGTTTGGCACTCTCCAATTTTTGATAACTGCTTTTGCTAGTACCATATGCGGCGCCAATACCTTCTTCTATTTTCATGTCTCTCACCTTTTGTGCTTGGTAATCTTGGTCTTTTGGAGTTATTTGTTTAGTAAAACTTTTCAGTGTATACTCTACAATACTCCTATTTGCTAATATTTTTAATTGATCTAATGTATCTTTTATTTCGTCAAGTTCTGTGTTACGATTGATACTTACTCTAATTTCTCGTTTACTATCAGTTTCGTCTAGGTTAACCATACTGCCTGATTGAGGCAAATAAAATCTTCTTGCCTTATTTTGGTCAACTGTGTTCTCTCCTTCGTCGGTGAAGAGTTTAACAGTCTGTCCACTACCTTTTAGTATTTTAAAGATATCGCTTGCAATATTGTCACTTTTAATCATAACATGTCCTTTAATGTATTTATGTTAGAAACACAAACGGCATTGGTTGAACTGACTCTTCATCTGAGAAACTGTCCTTTAGCTCATCGTATGCATTCTCATCATATTGTGCTACTTGTTGTGCAATCCTAACAACTAGTACACATGCCATTACAAGATCATCTGTTTCGCCGTCTTTAGCACTAAAACTGGCTCCTCTAGCAATGAAAGTTTTAATTTCTCTGAGTAATGCACCACTGGCAATTTCCATTCTATCTGTTTCGACCCATGTTTTAAGTTTACTACATGCCGCAAGTTTACTTTTGTTTGTAGTTGTAAAGCCTTTTCTAAAGCCTCTGTTAGCACTGCGAGGCTGACTTATAAACTGTCCGGGTATGTTATCTTCACCCATCTCAGCTATAACTACAAGTGCCGCTTCTCCAAGTGTATTATTTTCAACACTCCAGTATATTTCACTGTCTGCCGCTGTTTCTTGTACTTCCATTAGCATTTGTCTAAGTATTCGTATTTGTTCTGTGATGCTTGTTTTGTTATGCATCCATTCTGCAACCTGTTTCATACCTGGCAGTTCATAAATTTGTATCGCGGCATTGTCGCCACCAGTTCCTAAACTTGGATCTAATCCTGCAATATATGTTTTACCTTGTTGTATATTCTTATACCAACGAACTTGTCCTGTACGTTTATAAACTTCTTTATGTTCCATCATAGCTAGTTTTAAACTACTAATTAATGTTTCATCATACGCAATAAATTCGTTAAGGTGTTCACGACGGAAACGTTCTTCACCTATTTTGCCTTGTTCTTCATCTGCCCAAATTTGATCTCTGTCTGGATGTTGTTTCCAATCTGCACTGTAACTTTTAAATCCGTTTTTGCCAGTTACTTTTTCATTTCCAAACTCGTCGATTGTGTTGCAAGCACCTCGCCAAATTTGTGCAAACTGATCATCATCTTGGTTTGGTGTACTAGTAATAATACACTTACCACCTGTACTTAATGTAGGCGATAATGAAGTCCAAAACTCACGAGCAATACTAGGTCTCACAAATGCAAACTCGTCTAAGTATGCTAGCGAAATACTCAAACCACGTCCAGTATTTTCAGTTGTAGCTTGTGCAATAATACGGCTACCATTATCAAATTCGAGTGATCCTTTATTGTATGCTGTACAACCTGCTCTCACATGGTCAGGCAATAGTTCATATGCAAATCGTATACGTTGCATGATCTCTTGTGCACCACTGTATTTGTGTGCCGCAATAAGAATAGTTTGGTCAGGTATATACATAGCATACCATAGTAGATATGCACCAGCCGCGGTTGACTTACCCATCTGTCTACTAATAAGTGCTATACTATAACGGTGATCATGGTATGCATCTAGTAGTCCTTTTTGAAATCCAAATAGGTCAAACTTCAATCTACCTTTGACTGGATGCTGTATCCATACAAAGTTCTCAATAAAATATTGAGGATCTTGTGTACACTTAACGATTTCTTCAATCTGTTGTTGATTAAACTTTTCTCGTTTGTACGGGGTTTTGATTAAATTTGTATCTACACTCATTATAGTAGTACTTATGTTAAAAAAAAGGAGCTATGTTTCCATAGCCCCTAAGTTGTAACCCGTAATTTAATTATTAACTGGATCTAAATCTAAGCCTGCATTTTTTCTTAGATTTTGTATGTGCATATTGCCCATTCTCGAGCCTTCCATATTAGGATTGCTACCCGTAGGTTCTTGGTTAACTTTTTGACTTTCTACCATACCTAGGTCATCTAGTCTGTCCATAATCCATTCTACTGGATCACCATCTCTAGCTTTTTGTGTTCCTATTGGCATTTCGTCTGAATAGTAACGATATAATTCCATATACAGTTCTGAGCGAGTATCAATATCGCCCATCTGTTTCATCTTTGCAACTTCTTCAGGATGTTTAGCCATAATAGCCATAACTTCGTCTGATTCCATTGCTTCTTTGATCATTCCTACACGTTTTAGTAATAGTTGTAATTCGTCGTTTGCATCCATCTTTGTTTCTTTATCTGCACATGAATCACAACCGCAATCACTTTCGTGTGCTTCTGTTTTTGATTCCATTGCGTCTCCGCCTTCTAAGTGTGCTCTGCCATCTTCTTGCATGCCTTGTTCACTAAAAGTAACTTCCATACCAATCATTTCACTGATATGTTTTTCAAAACCACTATCTGTATATACTGTCCAAGGACCGTCATGTTCAACAACTACTTCGACATAGCCTTCTTTATCTGTGACCATTTCGTAGTCAGTCATTGTAACCATGTCTGGATTTTCACCATCTCTGTCCCAGATGCTATCGCCAGCTAATTTAATTTCATGTGGCATTTTACCAAATGCTGGACCGCCACTACTTGCTTTTGCTGGATTGTAATCTGGCGCTCCCATGCTAGGATCTTCATTCATACCAAGGTTTTGTTGTATATTTTCATTTAGACCTGCTAGTTTTTTAATACGTTCGAGTGTCATTTGATTAGATCCCTGCGTTTCTTTTTAGAATTGACATCTCTTCTGACTCTTCAACAGCTTCTTCGTCGTCGTCATCATCTTCGTCTTTATCTCCGGACTCTTTCTTTTTCTTGTCTTGATATGCTTGTAATCCTGGAGGAAGTTTACCTTCTTCTAATTCGTCATCTGACTCTTCAGTAACAGCTTCTTCGTCCGTTTCTTCTGATTCGACTTTGTATTTTTTGCCGTCTACTTCAAATTCTTTTTTGCCAGCTTTTCTAGCTTTTTCTAATTCACCTGAGAATTCATTACCTTCGTTTGGCTCTTCCTCAAGTTCTGTTTTTACTTCTACTACTGGATCAGCTTTGTATGCTTGCCATGCTTCATTGACATCTTCTACTTTGTGATCTGCATATACATTTGTCTCTTCTACACTAACTGGTTGACCATTTGCACCTAAGTATCTACGTAAACTTAAATCTGCTGGGCTACCTAGTGGGCCTTTATATTCTTCTGGGTTAGGCTCAGTAGTGAGTTCAGCACCTGGCATTTCTTCTGCTACAGGAGCATCACCGACTAGTTGGTTTAGCTGTTCTGGAGTAATCAAAGCAATCATTGCTTTCATATCTTCTCTACCAGTCATCATTGGTTGCTCAGCTACTTCTTGTTCTACTGGCTGTGGTTCTATTGCAGGTGTATTACTTTGCTGAATTCCTGCTAGTTTGTATAAGTCATTTAAATCCATTTCTTTACACCTTATATTCTGTTTGTAATTCGCTCTTAGGAGCGTTTTTAATCATTGTTGCATTATATTCATCACCAAAGTGATCTTCTACTTTTATTTTTTCTGCATCTTTATATTCTGCGTCAGCGAGTATACTAGTAGCTTCTTCATCTGATTCTTCTTCAACTTCCCAAAGTTCTTCGGATTCGTTCATGCTATTAACAATCATTGCTCCTAAACTTACACCACAGATGCTTGCTATTTCTTCTTGTATTGCATTTGTCGTAGCTGGTAGTTTTATTTTAATATCGTATGTGTATATTTCTCTTGCCCCTACATCACCAAATCCACGTGGAGTGTGCATTATAGTTTTCTTAGGTGCACCCATACTTTCCATACTATATTTTTTCATATGAGATTCTACTCTGTCCATGCAGTCATCTGAGATTTCGTTCAAACTACGTAGTCTAAACTCGTATGTTTTTTCAGATTCTACTAGATATTGTTTCAAACTTTTCATCGCTGTTTCCTTCATTATAGTTATTTATCAGAGTTATTCATTTTTTCAATCACTGCATTTATTAAAGTATTGCGATCTTCGAACTCTTCTGCTTCGCCTTGAATAGTATCATCTTTACCATTGTCTTTGGCTATTTGCTGATCCAACTTAGCTTTGTTTAGCTGTAGCTGTATCATTTTAAGTTTTTTGTCCATTTTAGCTGTTTTAGCAGTAATAGCATTGGTCATCATTTTACTTGCAACATCAAATACACTTGCCGCATGTCTGTCTTCTACATTTTGTCCAAGATCCATAAGATCTTTAAATGCATTCATTGCTTGTCCTGCGTAATTATCCATGTCACTATCAAGTGTTTCAAGATCTCTTACCATCGGTAATGCTGAATCAATCTTATCTGCTACATCTAATTGTTCTTGCATTTTAGTTAAATCTAATCCTATAGATTCTTCTTGAACATCTGTGGGATATTGTAAATTTGATTCATTTTGGATTGGAGGTAAATCAAACACTTCTTCAATTTTTTTATTCATTTACGTTTCCTTTTTTTAGGATTATTAAACAATTCATTTTCTGTAAGCACTCTAAACCCTACACCCTGTCTAATACAAAATTGTTTTGCCGCTTGCCACTTAGCTTCATTTATAATCGCTTGTGTTTTTTGCACAGTTCCTTTGGCATATGCTAGTGTCTGACCTGCAGGTTTTATCTCTATCATTTCAGCTTTACGATTTTTATCTTTGTCTTCGTATACTATAAAAAAGTCTGGGACATAATTACTGTTCTTACCTGTTGCTGGATTTCTGTAAGGTATCCTGTGACTTTCACTTGCCCATGCTAGTATATGTGGATGACTATCGCACATACGCATAAACTTTAATTCCCACCCACTTCGATAGCGTGGTCTGTGCTTTCCAATATACTTGCTTGGATTGCGAACTTCGTATATGCCTTGTTGAAACTTGTGTGCCATTATAGCAGTATTTATCTTTAGGTTGGACCTACATCTGCACTTGCATCTACTGGCAATCCCTTAACAATTCTTGTTTTGCCATTTATTTCTCGAACTACTTCATTTGCTCCAGGTGTTCCGTCATATGCTCTACCCATTTCTTCAAGTACCTGCACACCCATTTTTAAATCAATAGATGGATTTGTTGGTCTATTAGATACATTTGTTGGAATAGTGCTAATTGTTTGACTTTCTGCAACAGCTTCATCACTCAT